CCACGGAAACGTATCAAGCAGCCTACGCTGCTGGTGGTGAATCAATCAGTGTTGACTTTACTCCCGGGCCTAGAATCAACTCAGCAATCATGGCACGGGTCACTGTCCTATTGGCGCCATACAAACAAATGACAACAATGGTCGGATGATGGCACTCACTACGGAAGCCCGAGAACTACTCATTGCGGCCCTCACCGGTCTCGGGTACAAGGTCTACGACAACGTACCCACAGTGCCCGTCACTCCCAGTGTTGTCATCGTTCCAGACTCACCATGGGTACGCGCCAGGCGCATAGGGTCAAACCTGAACTATGAATGTCGCTGGCGCATCCTTGTCAGTGTCAACGCCAGGGTAAACGACTCCGCAATTAAAAACACGGAGGAAGCAATAGATGTGTTGCTCGCAGCTATCCCCACAGAGTTCACGGTGGAGTCAGTAAACGCACCACAACTATTGACCCTGGGTACGCAGGGGACAGTTATCACAACCGAAATTCAAGTCAACATACAGATGAAGGAGTAAAAAGATGCCAGCAGTAGGAGTAACAGGAGCAGTTTTCACCGTCGATATTGGCGGCACGCAATACGAAGATCAGATAACATCCGGCACAATCAACACAACCCCGGTCATTGTTCGCACCAAAACACTTTCCAGCGTTGCGTTTGACCAGGTTGATCTGAACAGCACCATGGCCGTTGACTTCTTGTATGACGAGGCAGCAGGTATTTACGCGGCACTACAGACAGCTATTGCTGCAGGTACCGCCGTGGCCGTGACTATCGCGTCAACGTCTGGGACATGGACAGGCACGGCAATGATGATTGAATCCGCTGACCTGACCTACCCGGGTGACAACGTGGTGACAGTTTCCGCATCATTCACCGGCACAGTCACATTCAGTTAAGGCCAAGGGGGACACATCATGCAAAGAGCTAGGTTATACGTTTCAGGTGAAGGCATCGAGGAACGCAATTTTGAGATGCTCCAAGGCCACAGTCTCATGTGCACACGGATTATTAAAACCGAGTCAGACACAAACGAGGCTAGGGCGTTGGCCATCAGTTACTACGAAGTTGAAGGTAAAGAGCCCGGTGACCTGAAAACGGTAGAAGCGTGGGCATTACGCAAACGCATTGTCGTAGAAGCAGTGTGGGAAGAAATCGACCCTTTCAACCTGGGTGTGATGAAAGGCTCCTAATTGAATTAAGTGTTGCCCTCGGGTGGCCATTGGAACATGTCAAAAAATTGACGATGCAGGAAGTGATTACTTACTGGGAGGTGTTGGAAAGTGGCTAAAGAGTTTGACACATACATTGTGGGACTTAACGAGCTACTGCGGGACTTCTCCAAACTCGGTAAAGAAGCGTCAAAAGAATTACGCCAGGCATCTAAAACTATTGCGGAACAAAAAATGGTGCCAGCGTTTCGCCAGGCCGCACTCAACTCTGGGCCTTGGGGTGAAGCGTTAGCCTCCGGTGTTCGTGCTGGCGCTGACCGTGTGCCCAAAGTAATGATTGGGTCACAAAAGAAAATCACTCGGGGCAAGGCGTCAAGTAACATGTTGCGTTACCCAGTTGACACTGGTGACGGTGGAGACTCAACGGCCCCCTTCCAACGCACCAGTTGGCTATCTAAGGCACGCACATACCAAAAGCCTGCACTAGAGGAATGGTCACAAACAGTTGATCGCCTAGTAGCGAAATGGCCAAGAATCTAATGGCAACCATAGGCGGCAAAACCCTCCAAATTTTTGTTACTGCAGACCTGAAAAAATTCAACTCTGGACTGAACAAAGCCCAAGGCGGCCTTAAAGGTTTTGCCAGCACAATGAAATCAATGGTCGGCCCGGCCCTCATTGCGACAGCTGCAGCGGCCGGCGCGCTCGCAGTCAAGTTCGGGGTCGACGGTGTTAAGGCTGCACTCGATGATGAAGCCGCACAAAAAAAGTTAGCCACCACACTCTTGAACGTGGGTCTAGCCCATGACACTAAAGCGGTCGAAGGCTACATTTACCAGCTAGAACGCTCCCTCGGTATAGCAGACACTGAATTACGGCCGGCATATGATCGCCTGGTACGGGCGCTGGGTGACACAGAAAAAGCCAACACGGCCCTGCAGCTCTCCCTCGATGTGTCGGCCGGGTCAGGTAAAAGTTTAGAAGCAGTAACTGAAGCACTGGGTAAAGCCTACGAGGGCAACATTGCGGGCCTGTCCCGACTCGGGGCCGGCATCGACGCCGCCACCTTGCGTTCTGGCGACATGGAAGCAATCACCAGGAAACTCTCTGGCACATTCGCAGGCCAAGCAACAGCCTCAGCTAGCACATTCCAAGGGCAAATAGGTCGACTAACAACAGCAGCAGACAACCTTAAAGAAGCCTTTGGCCAAGGAATGCTCGACGCCCTGGGCGACAGCAACACTAGTACTCAGGCCCTCGTAGATAGCATGGAAAGCCTAGAGCCCATGATTAAGGCGGCCGGCACGGCTAGCGTCGACTTTGCTGCAGGTCTCCTTATTCTCGGTAATAGGGTGGCTAACTTTGGGCAAGAGACAGAGGACAGCAACAACAGCGGACTTGACCTAGCGGCAACACTTTACAAATTACAGCTGCAACTAATACCAGGCGCGTCGGCAGCCCTGACATTTGCCGGATCAATAACGGATGTTGGTTCGGAGGCCCGTATTACCAGCGGTGCCCTAGCAGACATGTACAAAAAAACTATTGCCGTGGGCATGGCTGCACTTGCATCAGCCGGTGCAACTACGGAGGCGCAACAGTCTTTGATTGACTCGGCGTATGACTCAGGTATTGCTGCAGATCAAGCAGCAGAAAAAGAAAAAAGGCTGGCACCATATTTTGCACGCCGCGCCGAATTACTCGCCCTAGCTACTGCTGAAACTAAATCGTTAAATACGGCGACTGGCAAAATGTCAGAGGGTACAGAGGAACTAACTAAAAAACAGATTAAACTAATCGCACTTAATGAAGATTTGGCCGCGTCTTACTCGGACACGGCCGACAAGCTGAACATGCGCATGGCGAAACTTAACGAGAATCTTGGCATTCTTGACACGATGCAGGCGAAACTTTCCGCCGGACTTGACCTGGCGTCAGCGTTTGAAGGCCAATTTGATGATGCCGGCGCTGCCACTGGTGTCAGCCTGCTGGAAGGTTTTAACAAACAAATAGACCAGGCTAATTACTTTGGTCAAGTACTGACCGCGATAAAAGCCCAAGGCGCAGACCAGCATCTTATTGATCAGATCGCCAGTCTAGGGCCAGTCACTGGTGCGGCCCTTGCCACTCAGCTACTCGATGATGGCCTAGTACCGACGATGACCGAGAAATTTGCTGGCGTCCGTGAATCAACCGCTGGCCTTGCCCTCGGCTTAGTGCCCGGATTTGTTGCTGCCGGTATTGAATCAGGCGCCGCTGCCGTTGACGGACTAGCAACCCAGTTAGCCAAGGAAGGCGACCGACTCACGAAACTGGGGAAGCGTATTGGTAAGCCGGTAGGGGCCGCGTTTAAGGCGCAGCTGGCCAAAGATGTAGCAGAAGCCTTGGCGAATGTGGAGGCCGCTGGCAGTGCAGCTAGGGCCGGGGCGATTGCCCGGGCAGAGGCTCAACAGTCAGCCATTACTGATCAGCAGGTGGCTCAGGCGATTGCTAACGTAATACGGCGATCTGACAGCCGCAGTGGCGCAGTGGTTCGACCGGTGTTGACATGACCCTAGAAATTACTATTAACGATGATGTGATCAACCTTGGCCTTTTTGATTACAACCTGGCGATTGCTCACGGTCGCAGTGAAGTGACCAACAACCCAACGGCATCCAACGTGCAGATAACACTCAGGGGAGACACAGGCCCCCAGCTGCAAATCGCTGACGTTGTGGCCATTACGTTTAATGATGTGCCTCGATTCACTGGCACAATATCCGACCTAAACGTGTCATTTATTAGCACAACAAACCCGACCGCTATCACCAGCATTACGGCAATGGGTAACCTTTCCCACCTTGGCCTCGTCGATGTTGGGGCCAGCGGTTGGACTGAGCAGAGCGCCCGGCAACGTGTCGACGCAATAATGACCGGGTCAGGGGAAACACTCCTTAACGGTGGGGACGCCAACATTACCCTGCACACGGTCGACCTTGTAGATGCACAACCCGCCACGGCACTTGACGCCTTGCAGGAAGTCGCAACCTGGACAGGGGCAACATTCTTTGATGACCCCCAGGGGCGAATCGTTTTTGAAGATTACGGCAACAGGGGCCAAACAACGTTTGCCGGCATATGGTCAAACCAGGTGGGCACCTGGGCGGATGCAGCTGGTGACTGGGCGTCATACCCAACCGTGATCACTGCTACATCGATGGATGCCGGCGCCGTAGTGTTTGCCCCTACGTTCACTAAAACACTGGAGCCCCTGATCAACGACGTGACCGTGACCTATCTAGCTGACGCGATAGTGAACCAGACAGATAGCGCATCGATAGCGGCCTACGGGCGGCGCGAGTTTAGGCTGCAGACACAGATCAAAGACTCAACGGATGCGACGACTCGGGCCGGTAATATTATTACAGCCCAAGCGAATCCGCTATGGAATCTCGGTCAAATATCTATCCTCATGCATGAACTAACGGACGATCAGCTAGACGAAGCCCTAGCCCTAGTGTCCGGTAGCCTAGTAACGGTGACCGGCCTGCCGGCGTCGGGCCCGTATTCGTCCTACATTGGTATCGTCGAGGGATGGACGGACTCCTACAACAACGGGCAACACGTCCTAACGTTATCCATTAGCGACCCTCGATTCTCCTATCAGACGCTAACATGGGGAGAAGTAACCGCAGACTTAACGTGGAGCGCCGTGGACGCAGACGCGGCATGGTTCGAAATAGTGTCCAACGATTCATTAGTAGGAGCGTGAAAAATGGCGACAACAGCAGCAGGCACA